TAGACCGAGAAGCGTTAGCAACAGTTGTAGCTTACGTCCTCAAGATGGGGCCGCTTTGTTACAATGATAAAGAGAAGTATGGACAAGAGCCGTGGTGCGCTGAAAAACAGTGGGTTCTGATTGGTCGATACTCAGGAAGCCGAATGAAACTCGAAGGCGGTGAAGAGATCCGACTCATCAATGATGATGAAGTGATTGCCACCATTGAAGACCCCGACGACATTGTGAGCTTTTTATGATTGAGAATACAGCGCAAGACCAAGAGCAGGCAGAACCAGAACTACAAATAGAGGTCACCGACGATCCCGTAGAAGAACAGGCCGCGCCGGTCAACAGCGACGATGAGCTAGACACCTACACCAAAGGGGTCTCAAAGCGAATCAATAAACTAAACGCACAAACAAGAGCTGCAGAACAACGTGCAGAACAGTTCGAGCGTCTAGCCCTACAAAAAGACCAAGAACTACAGCAATACCGCCAGATTGCCCAACAGCAACAGTCAACCGTTCTAGAAAAAGAAGAAGAGGCGCTGAAGTCGAAAGAGGCGCAAGTTGACGATATTTATCGAAAAGCGGTGCAAGCAGGCGATCCTGACCTAATGTCCAAAGCGGACTCGCTAAAAAACGATATTGCTATTCAGAAAGAAAAGTTGCGTGTTGCGAAAAATCGACAGTCTCAAGAGCAGCCCGTCCAACCGCAAGCACAAGAAAACTATCAGATTTACCAGCCAGAACAGGTTGCGCAGCAAGATTCTGCACCGCAACCAACGGCAGAGGCTCAAGATTGGCACTCAAAAAATCCTTGGTACGGTGATCAATCAGATGAGGAGAACTTGCAAGCCACGCAGTTTGCATATTTCACTCACTACAATTTAATTAACGAGGGCTATGAACCAGATTCTGAAGATTACTATCAGGCACTGGATTCGCGAGTCCGCAAGGTTTACCCTAATCTTAGTGTTGGCGAGGAAGCCAGTACGGAGACCGTCGAATCAAATACTAAGCAACCCGCCGTGCAAAGAGTTGCTAGTACCACATCAAGTGGGCGACAACAAACACGAGGCAGTTCGGACGGTGTTAAGTTCACAAAAAGCGAACTCGAAAAACTCCGAGGTCTGAAGCCGCATAACATGAGTGAGGAGCGTTGGCTCCAAGTGGTGGCGAAAGAAAAGCAGAAAGTTGCAAACAGGAGTTCAACGTAATGTCAGAAAGTAAACAAAACACTCGTTCATCGCGTGATGCCGGAGCGCACGATAAAGAAGCTCGGCGACGACCATGGCAACCAGTGCGTAAGCTAGATACACCGCCTCCCCCGCCGGGTTATACCTATCGGTGGATACGAGAATCGATGCTTGGGACGGAGGACAGATCAAACGTCAGCCGTCGCGTCAGAGAAGGTTGGGAGCTTGTGAGAGCGACCGATCTACCGCCTGAATGGCAAGACACCGTTCCGACAATGGATAGGGACGGCAGGCACGCAGGGGTTGTCTATAACGAAGGGTTGTTGCTTGCGAAGATACCAAACGAAACGGTGCAAGAGCGTAACGAATATTATTCGGATAAAACTCAGGAAGCCAAAGAGGCGTTAGACAACACGATGTTCAACGAGACTCGTGGTGACTCCCGTTATGTTAAGTATGATCCGCAAAGGGACAGCCGAGTAACTTTTGGCAAAACTTAGGAGAACCTAAAAATGGCTAACAAAAATGCCGCTTTCGGTTTAAAGCCCTCCCGCATGATGGGCGGCGCTCCATATAGCGGAGGTCAATCTCGTTATCGTATCGCGAACAACCAGTCTGGTGCGATCTTCCAAGGCGACTTGGTGAAGCAATTGACTGCTGGCGTTGTAGGACGAGCTGCCGCCTCTTCAACTGTCCCCGTAATTGGGGTATTCAACGGAGTACAGTACACAGACCCCACCTCTGGTGAGCAAGTGTTTAAAAATCATTATCCCGGCTCAATCGCTGCTGCAGACATCATCGCATTTGTAATCGATGATCCTGACGTAGTCTTTGAGGTTCAGGCCGACGATACCTTCCCTGTAGCAGATTTGTTCGGGAACTTCGATATTGTCGATCAGTCCACAACGGGCGACACCGCATCTGGCCGATCTAACGTGGAGCTTGACGTAACCACTGGTGCTACCACCACGACGTTACCGCTCAAGGCTATCGATATCAGCCAAGATCCCGATAACTCAGACGTTGCAAGCGCCAACACCAATGTAATGGTTGTAATTCAGAACCATATCATGGGTGTCAAAGGCGCGGGCTTGGCATAAGGAGGCTAGGTAATGGCAATTTCACGCGCACAATTAGCGAAAGAATTGGAACCCGGCCTGAACGCATTGTTTGGCATGAGCTACGATTCTTATGACCGCGAGTATGAGGAACTGTTTGCATTAGAGGACTCTCAGCGCGCCTTCGAGGAAGAGGTGTTAATCACCGGATTCGGCACAGCGCCTGTGAAGACAGAGGGACAGGGCGTAGTCTTTGACAACGCTTCAGAGTCATTCTCTGCTCGATATACCCACGATACAATATCGTTAGCATTCGCGCTTACGGACGAAGCAGTCGAAGACAATCTTTACGACAGCTTGGGTAAGCGGTATGTGAAGGCATTGGCTCGATCTATGGCTAACACCAAAGAGGTGAAAGGCGCAGACGTGCTCAACAACGCTTTCAGCAGCTCGTTCACTGGAGGTGACGGGGTATCGTTGATCAATACAGCACACCCGCTTGCGGGTGGTGGCACAGCGGCCAATCGCGCTACCACGATGGCTGACCTAAACGAAACGTCTTTGGAAGATGCCCTGATTGATATCAGTACGTTCACCGATGACAAAGGTCTGACCATTTCGGTTCAAGCGACTAAGCTTGTTGTACCGCCGCAGTTGGTATTCGTTGCAGACCGAATCCTGAACTCTACTTTGCGTTCTGGCACGGCGGACAACGACATCAATGCGATTCGTAATACGGGCGTACTACCCGGCGGCTACACGGTCAATCATTATCTGACTGACCCAGATGCATTCTTCTTGCTCACTAGCGTTACCGACGCTGGCGAAGGTTTGAAGATGTTTCAACGCACGCCGATGGAGACCAGCATGGAGCCTGACTTCACGACAGGTAACATCAGGTATAAGGCGCGAGAACGATATTCATTCGGGTTTTCCGACTGGAGGGGAATTTACGGCTCACAAGGGGCGTAATCCTGTCGTTCAAAAGGGGGGCATTAGCCCCCTTTTTTTGTGCCTGTTATTCACCTAAACTGAAAGAGTCAAATGGTGACCGGATGGGCCGGCCACTGGTTTTTTAAGGAGAACTGTTATGACGACTCATTTCACAAGCGGGGTTACCAACGTAGCCGCTAGCGGCACTCTAGGCAGATTGAAGATGCCTGCTCCTGCGAAGTACCACGTCTATCACAACGACTTCGACACATACTTGGCAAGCGACTGGACCATCACCACGACAGAGGGTGGCTCTGGAAACGCTTCTGAGGCTTTGGGTGACGGAGACGGTGGACTTTTGGTAATCACCAACGACGACGCAGATAATGACAACGACTTTCTGCAGCTCGTAAAAGAAGGATTCAAGTTCGAGTCTGGCAAGCAGCTTGCCTTCAACTCAAGATTTAAGACTTCTGATGCTGACGCCAGTGACGTGGTAATCGGTCTACAAATTACTGACACATCGCCACTCGACGTTAGCGACGGCGTATTCTTTCTGTTGACCGATGGCAGCACTACGTTGCAATTCATCGTTGAAAAGGATGGCACTCAATCAACTCTAGACTTGCCAACGGCTATGGCCGACGACACGTTCATGACCGTTGGTTTTGTATTTGATCCGAGGGACCAGTTGTTTCACGTCTATCAGAACAATGTAGAGGTAGGCACTGTCGTGGCTACGAACGCACCCGATGACGAAGAGCTTACTGTTAGCTTTGGCATTCAAAACGGAGCAGCAGCGGCGAAAGTCATGACCGTGGACTACATTACTGCTTTGAAAGAGCGCACTGCCTCGACTGAACTATAGGGGGTGAATTATGGCGGATGCTGTAACGAGCCAAACAATTCAGGATGGTGAGCGAATCGCCATTTTGAAATTCACCAACGCCTCTGATGGCACAGGTGAATCGGCAGTAAAAAAGGTTGATGTGTCTGCGTTGACCAACAACTCGCGCGGAGTTGCCTGTTCTGGTGTTCAGATAAACCGTATCTGGTGGCAGTGTACAGGCATGTCTGTAAAAATTGAGTTTGACGCGAGCACAAATGTGTTGGCAATCGGCTTGAGTGAAGACTCGAACGGTTACCACGACTACAGTGATTTTTCTGGTATACCGAATAATGCCGGTTCCGGTAAAACTGGTGATCTGGATTTCACAACGGTCGGTCACTCAAGCGGTGACACATATATGATCATTTTAGAACTGATAAAGTCTTACGGATAATGGCAACGACCAAAGACGTGAAAAAAACAGAATCTGGCAGAGTCTCGTATCGAGGCGAGACTTTTGCTGGGTTCAACAAACCTAAACGCACCGCCGGTAAGAGCAAAAAGTTTGCAGTGTTGGCGCGTCAGGGTAACGAAGTGAAGCTTGTTCGTTATGGCGATCCGAATATGCGGATTCGGACAAACGATCCTGATCGGAACCGCAGTTTTCGCGCCAGACACAAATGCTCTACGGCGAAAGATAAGCTTACAGCGAGATACTGGTCTTGTCGTGGCTGGCCTGCAAAAAACAGTAAGGTGACCTAAGTGGCAGAGTCAGAACTCGATAGAGCAGCAGCAGAGTACGCGAGTCAGGCTTCACCTTTTGCTGGGCTACAAGATTTTCTGCTGAATCGTCCAGTCTTTGATCGAGGCGCAGGTCCAACGCCCACGACGCCTACTTTGCGGACTTTGGATTTTGCAGACGATCCCGCACAAAACCAAGCGGCTGATTTTAGGCGGTTACTACAAGAGCAAGAAACTGCTCAGCAAGAACAAAGAGAGTCTGCTTTGCAGTCTTTACGCGAAGCTTTACAGGCAGAAACGTCGACCGCTCAAGAGGCAGAAGCGGCAGAACGATCTCGCGTCGTAAAGGCGCTTGAAGATCGTCTAGCTGGAGTCAAAGAATCAATAGCTACAGAGTCTCAAGCTTTACGAGACCAAGGTCTGCAGGAGCGAGCAGATATTCGCGCGCAACAACAAACGGTTGTTGACCAGCTCCAGCAGAATATCGATAC